AACGATATACATACATATCAGCCGCTTCTTTTTCGTCGACCGCATCTGTAGTGTGATAGTAGATTTCTACATTTCGTTCCTCAAATGGTAATTTACAATGACTTAAGTTACGCACTGCTCTTCCCGTAATCTGTTCTGGTCGGTTCATATTGTACCAAGGCTCCATTAAATGCACCTGACGCACATTCTTAAAATCCAATCCTTCGGCTGCAGCTCGAGTAATCAATATCACTTTTACCAATTCGCCGTTTTTATTATTTTCGTTAGTAACATATTTCAAATCATCCAAGTTGTTAGGAGAAAAATGTTTGTCACCAGTAATCATTACATATTTCGCTTGTTTAAATGTTTGTCCATTAGAATCGTCAAAAGTGCCTTTCTCCACCATTTGTATACTATCTACCGGTTGAATAGGTGGAACTGCTGTAGCCAACAATGGTTTCGTATACGGAGCGGTTCCATATCGTGTAAATCCCATTTCTTCCAGTGCAAGTGCCATTGGTACTACACCACCATCGATATAATGTGAATAAACTATGATGATACCCTTCGAGTTTTTAATTTTGTTCGCAATATTCGATATCTTATGACTATATTTGGATAAGTTATCAGGATGAAATACTCGTCCATATTTCTCCAATATATCGGGTTTATAATCAAAATTGTAACGCAACATGTAGTCTTTTTGTATACTTTGATGATTCATAATTTCGCTTAATCCATTTTTTCCTATGAAACTCTTAATCATGGTATCGGGAACAATTAAATTGTTCTCCAACGAAAGTTCTTCAAGTTCCTCGCTCGGATATACAATATTAAGTGACTCTAATAATTGTTGTAAGAATGTATATCCGAATTTTTCCATATTTTCAAAATCAGGAAAGGAATTCTCTTCGGTATTCGAAGCTGTTTTTTGTTTTAAATGCTTCAAAATAGTTAAATATCCTTTCTCTTGATAAGCATCCATTTTATTTATATAAATAGGTAGGTTCTCAATTTTTTCTTCTATTTTCTTCCCGTTTAGTTGATATGGCGGATAATCCTTTTCTAATAGCGTATTTTCACGTTCAAACTTATCAGGATAAATTCGATAAGGGAATGTATATGGGTTCTCTCCTCTTACATAAGACACATACCCGGTTAATTTCCTTTGCAGTAATTCTTTACCTCCTTCTTTCTCTTCAGTGCTCTCTACAAAATTGCCTTGTGCGTCGAACACCTCACTTTCTTTAATGGTGCTCCTTTTGTCTACCATGTTCAGTAAATTCACCGTCCATATAATCTCTTTATAACTATTGTACATAGGCGTACCAGATAGCAATACTAAACGGATATTTTCTGCGTGTTTAATCACATCCATCAACATTGTTGCCGTTTTTTTCTTCTCCTTGTTATCGTCTGAAATACGAATATTGTGAAATTCATCAATAATAAATAAATGGTCATTAAAATATTTTTGTATTTTTTGGATTCGTTTTTCTTGTGCTGCTTCCGAATCATCTTGAACTAAATTGATTTTACGTTGGATGTAATTACCAAGTTCTCCATATCCAATAAACCGATAATGTTCATTGATAAGCGTATTCATTTGTGAAACTATCTTTTCCTTCGGAATGTTCTTCATAGATGTCGGATTGATTTCTTTCAACAACTCGTTTCCAATACATGTGTGTAAATTCCATTGATCGCCAATTTTCATCAACTTGCCTTCATCAAATAATTGCATACGAAAATTATTTTGAACGTTAGGTGAAGCAACAACATATATTTTTTGTTCCAATCCGATTTGCTTCATATAATTTCGCATTTCTTCGGCAACGCCAATAGCACTACACGTTTTACCAGTACCTAAACCGTGATACAACAGAAGAGCATTATACGGAGTTTGAACGGATAAAAAGTTCTTCACAAACATTTGATGAGGCATTAATGAGAACGCTTGGTCGCACATTTCTTCTGCTTGTTCCTTGATATTTTTGATAGTACCATCATAACGAATAGAATTGAATTCTTTTCTAGAGGCGATTTTAGAATTGAAGTCTGGGTCATTTAAACCAGGATACAAGAAATTATATTCATCTTCTATTGATGAATTTTCATAGAGGACTCTCTCGTTTTGTTTATTAATTCGATTATAATCATTTGTATCTATTTCTCCAGGCAATAATTCCAATTTTGACAATAATTGAGTCTCTTTGTCGTTAAGTTTCACATTATTCATTTCCGAAATATCTACGTCGTCTTCTTCGTCTTCGTCATCATCTTCGTCATCTTCGTCATCTTCGTCATCTTCGTCATTTTCGTCATCTTCGTCATCATCTTCGTCATTTTCGTCATCTTCATCTTCTTCGTCCTCTTTTTCGACCTCTTCTTCATCTTCGTCTTCTTCTACTTTTTCGTCATATTTTTCGTCATATTTTTCGTCATATTTTTCGTCTTCTTCGTCATCTTTTTCGTCTTCTTTTTCGTCTTCTTTTTCGACTTCTAATAATCCTCGTTTTTTTTCTAGACACACAATCCAATTGATAAATTGTGGTTTAAGACGTGCACCCAAGACACTTTCTGTTTTTGGGTCATCAATGCCTAGCATAACAATCAATTTGGTTCGCAATTCTTTAATCGTTTTTTTTCTCAATTCATCTCCACGAGCAATTTCTACAGGTGTTTCCATTTTATATTCATAATTACAACCTTCGATTAACTTACGCGGTTTCTTTTCAATCGGTTCACATTCACCAGTCGTTTTGTTGCGACGATGCCCCTTGGGACATCTTTGATTTTTCTTGTCGTCTTCTTTTTTTTGTTCTGCCGGTTTACTGCGGTCATCCAAAGCGGTTGCTATTTCATTCAAAGCGGCATCAACTAACAAATTTCGATCACTTACATCCATTGGTTGAATTTCTGCGATTTTTTCGATAGATTTCTTCTTTTTAGTCACACGCTTCGACTCATTGGATTTCACTTTTTGTGTATTTCGTGGCATGAATGGTAAATATATGTATATAGAATAAACATATATTTCTGTTGTTTTTTAATAAAATAATACTGGTTTGTGATAAGTTAGCATATTATCTAAATTCGTCAACATGTTCTGTTTCTCTAAATTGTAAGGACGAATACATTGAATGCATTGTTCTAAGGTTTTCCACTCTATTTTACTTACCTCCATCTTATCATATTTATATGGTATAATCGTTTTCTCATAATCCATATAAGTAATGTAATATTTATGTTTGTATGATTTATAATTCGAACCTGTAAAATTTTCTTCAAATGGGAAAATATTTTGAATACTATGTAAATAATCAACAGGGACACCGGTTTCTTCTTTGAATTCTCGTAACGCACAATCGAAATCTTTTTCTTGGAAATTGCGACGTCCTTTGGGAAATCCCCATTCGGGCTCCTTCCATAGAGTATATTGTTTACTTTCCTCAATTAATATATGTAAATTATAGAATTGTTGCTTGTTGTAAATTCCATCTTTCATGGATTGAAATTTGTTTTTAGATATACTTTCTTCCTGTTTGTATTGATTCGACAATCGATGACTACCCCAAACAGATAACCATAAATCATCAAAACTCAATGTATCCAATTTTTCTTTTTCGTCTTGTGTCATCTGTTTTAACATATTCATTATATAGTCCTTATTGTTTACTGAATATTTTCCCCTCATAAAATCAATAAATCCCAGCGTATCTTTTCTGCGTATCATTAAATATTCTTTTTGGTTATTATGAATACGATAAGCAATCACACCTACACTTGTAATAGGCATTTTGCATTGGCTATAAGAATGTCCGTCTTTTCCACAATTATTGCAATAATTATCTGAACTCATTAAAAATAAAGAACGTTTGGGTTATCTCAGTAGTATAAAAAAGTAATCTTTATATATATTGTAATTTATGAATTTCGATGCTGACACGTGGGGACCTCATTATTGGTTTTTCTTACATACTATTGCTGAGTTCTATCCATTAACACCAAATGAGGTAACTAAAAAGAAATACTATGAATTATTAACCAATATGCCGCTATTTATACCGAACGAGGAAATGGGAAACAAATTTAGTGAAATACTAGACAAATATCCGGTCTCACCTTATTTAGATAATCGCGATTCATTAGTGCGCTGGATGCATTTTGTACACAATAAATACAATGTAATGTTAGGAAAAGAAGAAGTATCGCTAGCGAACGCATTGGACATGTACCGAGAACAATACAAACCCAAGAAAATATCATTTTTAGATAATATTCGATTCAAATCCAGATACATTCATTTTGCATTCATTTTGTTTCTAATTGTAATGATTTATAAGTATTATAGTGAATAATCAACGAATAAGTATGATAAATTAAATCTAATGGTATGTTAAATGAGAATAGAATTAGTTATATTATTAATCGCTGGATTTATCATAGCAAACATCTATACTGACGGTAAATATGTGAAAATAATGATGACTTGGAAGAAATATTACCAAATGGGCGGAGTCGCTTTGGGCGCATTATTTTTCTATTACGTTGTAAAACATAATCCTCTTAGAGCACGTGAAATGTTAATGACATCAAACGATTATATAAAATACTTACCTGTAGATAAAAGTACAACCAGTATGATCTCCCCTATACTTGATTTCACGACAAAGCATTCTTATTTTCAAGATAAATCCACCAACCCGATTATCCCGATAACCAATCCACCAGAATACAAAGGAGAGCAACGCATGATGAATTCGGGAAAAACCGGAACAAAAAGGTCTGTAAGTGAAACAAAGAAGAAATTCGTAGCATCCAGACAAAATTGGTCTTGCGACGACTGTAAGACACAGTTAAGCGCTTGGTTTGAAGTGGACCATGTGGTTAGATTAGAACACGGTGGAGGGAATCATGTAGATAATTTAGTTGCTTTATGTCGAGAATGTCACGGAAAGAAAACTGCGATGGAAAACTTGTAATAGGGCGAATTGAATAAAATATCCATTTATAATATATTAGCATTATAAATGAATGAAACAAGAGAACCCGATTATATAGAAACAGGATTTCAATTATTTGGTAAATTGAATAAAACAGTCTCTTCATCGATTGATCAAGCAAATAAAATGTTAGCAGAACAAGCAAAAGAGGCGTCTAATCAACCAGTCGTCAAAAATGCGATAGCTTCTCACGGATTTATGATTTTAATTATGACTATATTTATTGTATTCATGTTATTTACTTCTGATTATTCAATGTCGATGACAATTGACACTGCTTGGTTAGCAATACCCGTTATATTATTAGTTGCATATGGATTGAATGTATTTTTACAACCTGGCCAAAGTGTAAATAATTGGATAACAACACCATTGTATTATATAACGTTAATTGCATTTAGTGGTTTACTAATTTACTATTATTTCCAATTTTCACAACAAACGACAGGAACAATCAGTCATGTATCTTCCATCTTATCCGTACTATTATTTTTTGTGTCATTATCAATCGTATTCTATTTTTTGGGAGAATACATCAAACGTTTTGAAGGACTACCTGGTTTGATTGCGCAATTCTTATTTTATATCCCATGCCTCATATTACAGTTTGTCAATTACATCAAGAAAGAGTTCAACGCTACAACCAGCACTGTATTTTATCTGTTTGTCATTGAATTAGTATTGATATTGTTGTATATTTATTTACCAAAGATTGTAAAAGCGTTGTTCATGAAAAAAGGTATTAAATTATTACCAGAAACACTATTTTTAGATGATTCACATGTGATTTCAGGAAGTGAACAATTGCGAATGGACCACATTGACGAAAATGACTCAACTCCTCTTTATCGTAATAACTATGCTATCTCTTTTTGGGTATATTTGAACGAACAGGGTTCTAACTACAAAGCATATTCTGGAGAAACAAATATATTGAATTATGCGAATGGTGCTCCACATGTAGTATATGAAAATGCGAATGATGAACCCCACGGTAGAAATAATTTGGTAATCTATTACAGCAATCGCGATGGCAAACAACAAGAAAAAATCAAACTGAAAATTACCAAACAAAAATGGAACCATTTTGTATTCAATTATTCGTCTGAATACTTAGATGTCTTTATGAATGGAAAATTAGCACAGTCGGTACCATTACATAATATAGAACCCAAATTTAATCCTTATGACAATATCACAGTTGGTCAAAAAGACGGATTGGATGGCGCGATATGCAACGTAAATTATTACAAAATGCCTTTATCTAAGAGAAATATATTGAATGAATATAATTTACTCGCCTACAAGAACCCTCCTGTAGAAACAAAATGGATTCCAAATGTAATGGTCGATTGGAATAAATTGAAGAAACTATTCTTTTTACGAATGGACTAATTTGTATATTTTTTTATAACCATAAAATATATAAATATGAATACAACAGTCATTGTTTTAGGAGTTATTATTATTTTATTGATTTATGTTTTGTATTACTTCTTATCGAACCGTTCTTCCAAACTTAGTTCTAGTGCAAACTTAAGACAACCTCAGGCACCTCTTACTTCCATTCAAAAACCCACTAATTCTCGTTATGGATATACTTTGTGGTTGTATGTAAACACGTGGGACAATAATGTGGAAAAAACCATATTTACTAGGGATAACAACATGAAGTTATATCTTGACAAATCAGGTCCCATCTTGAAACTAGATATGGTGATGTCTGATGATAGCGTAGAAACCATGATTATCACTGACAATTTCCCTCTTCAGAAATGGACATGTATCGGGGTCAGTATAGACAACCAATTCGTGGATGGGTATGTTGATGGTAAATTGATTCGTTCGCAACGTTTCTTCAAAACTGGCACGAACACTATGCCGAAGGTGCCTCCTGGTGAAGATACACCTATTTTGATTGGTAATATGGAAGGTAAATTCGATGCTTATTTGGCAAGTTTCCAGAGATGGATTGCTCCATTGGACCCAAAAACTGTATGGGAAACTTATTTAGATGGAAACGGTTCCAATAGATTATTGAATATGTTGACTGCATATGGTGTAGATATTTCTATATTAAAGAATGAGCAAGAGCAATCCCGCTTTTCGATTATTTAAAACATATAAATCAGCTATATCGAATCAATAATATAATTGTATGGTTATAATTTTTATCATTATATTATAACAATATATATGAACGCTCCACAAGGGAATACATCCAGCTTGGGTAATCAAATTACAAACAATTTCTCAAATGCTATGGAAAAATTACCAAACCAAGAAAATTTACAACAAGGTATAAGTAGCATCGGTAACACACTACAAAACACAACCAGTCAACTAAGCGATTCTTTCAATGAATTTTCAAAACAGTCGGCTACTGTACCAGAAGCAACGAGTGGATTTCTTCAATCCAATACAATCATCGCAAAATTCGCTTTTATTATACTTGTATTGATTGGTATGTTAGTTCTCCTCAATTTAGGCGTAATATTGATGAGTATCTTGTTTGGTCCATCTGAGAATCCTTATCTAATTAATGGGATGGTTGATGGAAATAACGCAATGATTATTCGCCAAGATCCGAAGCAAGGTGAATCAACCACTCTTCTTCGCTCTAACAATGAAGATACTGGTGCCGAGTTCACGTGGTCTTCTTGGATCTATTTGAATGATTTAGGAGTTCAAGATGAGAAATATCAACATATATTCAGCAAGGGGGACGGCAAGTTTGATTCTGTTACTAATTTGTCTACTATTAACAATGCGCCTGGTGTATATTTGGAACCCAAAACAAATAATCTTCATATAGTGATGAATACCGTCAAATATGGCGATTCCAATACTTCAGTAGTAATTGATAATATGCCTATTAAAAAATGGATTCATTTAGCAATTCGTATGCAAAATCAAGTAATGGATATTTATGTAAACGGTGTCTTGGCTAAGCGTATGATATTAAATAATGTCCCCAAACAGAACTACAGTGACGTTTATATAGGCCAAAACGGAGGGTTCAGTGGAAAATTATCTAGTTTGCGTTACTACACTTCGGCATTGAACGTATTTGAAATTAACTCTATTGTTCGTAAGGGACCGAATCTCACAGTAAAGGATGGTAATCTAAATACGGATTATTTTACGTATTTATCTAATTATTGGTATTATCACAAGGGTGAATAAATCTAAAAATGCATATATTATATAGTATTGTTTATTATATAATATGTCAGTTGACGTAAGTGGAACATGTTTACAAAGACGAAAGCAAATGTTGTTTACAATACCGCCTGTACGTCTCGAAAAAACTTCCCCGTATAATAACTATACGAAACAACAGTTAGATATGCGCAGAAAAGCAGAAATATTACAATATAGCGGCAACGCACAAGCATCAAAAGGAAATAATTTAACGAAAAAACAGAAAATGGCTCAAATATTATCGGGGAAATACCAAAATTCAAATTACCCCGGAAAGATTGTGCAAGAAGTAACGAACACGTATAATGAAATATTGGATATCAGTGAAAATGTGTATTCATACAAGACCATCACTTCAAATATTGATACTAATTGTAACAATAGTGAAATTATCTATACATCAACCAGTTCTTCGGATGTTCCTGGTCCATCTATGTTGTTATACAAAGATGATTCCATTCCACTCTATAATTACAAGAACAATGTGGAAGCACTCGCGTTTGTCAACGACGAGGACACTGACGAATGGAGACACCATATTGACAATAATACATTCGTAATACACAACACTAGCGGCAATATTTTCACTCTAGGTATACAATACGGCATACAAAATCCACAATATTCATACAATTTTCAAATACCTTACGGAATATTTATACGTGGATTTTCTACTGGTGCGATTAATGCGACATATGACTTATCATTGAGTCTGTCCACTACAAACCCATTCGATATTTCTGTATTGTATAATGATGGTGATATTATTGATCCAAATACGGGGTCTACGCTTGTTCCCAATGTATCATATACGGATTCTTCCTTCAATGTTCGGTTATTAGATACTTCTTTCAATCAATCTAACGTATCGTTTCAAGCAGTCGTACACGGAGGAACGGTTCAAGTATCTAATATAAACGTATTTACAGAACGCGGCTTTGTGTATGACATCGCCGGACTTCCAAAAATCTCTATAGAAACCCCTTTCGGTTATAGTGATGATTTCACCGATGTAGAATATGGAGTTGTATTTAATCTAACTTCGAACAACATATTAGTTGAAACAAATTGTGGGGTAACAAATCAAGTAGACGCATCATATAATGAGTTTATATTGAACGGTAGTTATATATCGTAATCTTAAAAAATGTACTAATATCCTTCAATGCGCCCAGGGTTTGCTTTCATATATTCTAAATCAAACTCTAGTTCTTGTAAACGACATATCATAAAATTCGCATTAAACTTGTAGTACTCCAATAATTTAACACACAAATCTATATACTCATTGTCAAATTGTTCTCTATTTACACAATCGCGAAACGGAGATAGTATTTGTTTGATACTTTTCAGTGTTTCAATCGGTTCGAACAGATGTCGGTCACCATAATAGTCATCGTCGTCAATATATACATCATATAACTCAAATAACTTGGGTAAATAACTAGTAATTCTATCAAATTTTTCTAACATATTGTCACGATAATCTTCATATAAATACAAATGCGTCTCTTTTACATAATGAATCAACCATTCAATCTCAAGTGCCATCTTATTTGTTATCTTTACCGGTACATTGTCTACATAAATACATTCGTATAATGTATATTTCTTATATGCATCAGTGTTGCATATTTGAACTTGAATCATATCTTTCATCATAGCCTCAATTTCATCCATCATTTGTCCTTGAAACTCACTGTAATCAATATTATCTATTATCTCCATATTATGTTTGATAAAGCACTCATGTATTTATATAGTTATCAACTTTCATATAAAATTGAATGTTGTATACAATGATTATTTCTGTTAGGAAATACTTACAGCATTTTACGAAGCATTATGACTTACAATATTTGCGTTGACTATATTTACATTGAACATATTGACGAAACTGATTATCCAGATATTACATTCCATTTTACCGGAGAAGTAAATATTGTAAATACAGCAACAGATATCAAATGTTATGGTATATACGATTTCAATACTGGGTCGAATGTATTTGTTCTGCCGAAGAAAGGAAAACTATATAAAAATGATGTATTGATATACGAAGGAAAATTTACAGAGAATGGAGAGTATACTGGTAAATGTGTGTTGTATCACGAAAACGGAAACAAACAATATGAGGGTACTATGTTGAAACATCGTTATAGTGGATTTGGAACAGAATATGACGAAAACGGAGATTTAGTATATGAAGGTGACTGGGTAGATGGTCTTCAATATGGACAAGGAGACCAATATGAAAATAACATTATGATATATTCCGGGTATTGGTATCATGGGTCAAAGACGGGTATGGGCCAAGATTATTCTTCCAGTTCACGTATTTATGATGGTGAATGGAAAGACAATATGTGGCATGGTGCAGGAACGCACTATTGCGAAGATGGCATGATTATTGAAACTACATGGAATCGCGGACAAAAAAACGGTATGGGCTCTATTGAAATGCCAAATGGAAATTTCATGATAAATTGCGAATGGAAGAACGATATATTGTTGCGACCCGGTGAAGAAGTCGTGCCATTTTATAAACTACGAAAGACTAGAAATAAATACACGCAAACAGCTTAGACCTGGATAAATAAAAATAAAACATGAATATTTCGGAATACTGATGTTTTTTATGTAATGTACTTACTCTACCTTTGTGGCTTCGCCCTTAAGAGGGTGTTTGTTCTGAGTCATAGTAGGGTTCAAACAAGTTTGAAAACTGGGATACAGTTGATTAGACAGGCATTTATCTTGTTCGCCAACCTGAACACATCCACGCTTTCCCTCGAATTCGCCAACCAAACACCACTGCGCTTTGCGAGATGTGATCGCATTTTGAATAGGATTGGTAGTATTGTCTGTGCTTGGGTCTTGCATTTGCGCTGAAGACTGATTAATCGTTTCACCTAAATTAATGCGGTCGGGCAAATTTCCAGCACTAGCATCCTTAAGCAAGTCGCCTACGGTATCAATGGTTCCACCGGCAATTTCTACACCAGCGGTGCCAGTAACCGTGAAAAGATTACTTATCTGGTTCAAAATTGACCCAGCAGTGTAAGCAATCAGAGATATTATTTGCTTAATGAATGGACCAAATAGGTCAACGATGGTTTGTAACAAGTCTCCGAAAATATTAAGAATATTTACTCCTAAAAGTGAAAATATAATTAAAACCATCAAGACTATGGACAACACATGATTATTGTATCGTCCATCTAATAGATTCAGTTTAGGGGCGGTGGTATTTATTGCTTCCATTTATATATTATACAAACTTTTTTATTTTTCGTTTGCTTTGTAGTTTATTTTTATTTTTGTATATTAAATGACTTTAATGAACATGATGGATTCAGTATTTTATTTAGGATTAGTAGTCACCTTTTTACTCATTTTACTTGTGGTTTATCATTTTAAGAACAGAGTTACCACTATGGAACAGCGATGCGATACGATGTTTGAAATTATGAACAATATTGTACAAGAACTAAATTTATTGCGACGTCAACAAAATATCACTCTGGGAGGTGGTGTTCCGGTGAATATTACCACTAGTACAAATGAAGAAGTTTATAACGACCATTCTAGACAAGAAGACGAAGAAGAAAGTGAATATGAAACCGATGATGAATCGAGTTATTCATCTGAAGAAGATTTAGAAGAAGAATTAGAACCCGAAAATCGGGTTGTAGAATTAGAGAATGAAATCAATCCCGAGGAATCTCCTTCACCCGATACAATGCAATCATTATTGTTAGATATCGACGATAACAATTCTATCAAAATTGATAAGGTGGAAACTACTTTAGAAAATGATGAAGTACATGAATATGATGAATCGAATATGGATGCATATAAATCGATGACAAATTCAGCGTTGAAAGCCCTGGTCATCGATAAAGGTTTAAGCACAAATCCAAGCAAGCTAAAAAAGACGGAATTGTTGGATTTATTAAAAGAATTAGAATAGAGTTATTTTGATACAAGAAAATATCATCTTTTATTATAATAATGTTTTCGTTTTTCAAAGCAAATAAGCAAGAATCCAAAAAAGAAGTCAAACAACTCTCGTATGATGGATACTCTACAAACAACCAATACAGCAATTTTCCTCCCATGATGAACGATGGCCGTTCCGTCGTGTCCTCGTGGCAACCTGAATCTCACATGAATAAAGAGAACAAGGAACAAAACAATATCAAGTCCAATTGGGAATATCGTCAATATTTAACTAAGAATGCTGATAATATGATGACAAAAGAGTTTGCTGAGTCCGCTAACGACACTGGTTATAACTTGAAGAGTTCTCAACAGCCCAATATTCAATCTAACGAGGTCCAAGGATTTTCCAACTATCCTTATTCCTTTAAAAGTGTATTGGATGAGACCAAACCGACTGGTCATGTTGAGAGTGACTTGAAAACCACTTACTTATCCAGAGAACAACTTGATAGTCGTCAGATTTCGCCTGTGATAACACAAGATGAATTATTGCGCAGATAAATTTATCATTTTAACAAAAATATATACAAAAATATATATTTTTATTCATACAGTTACGAATGAAAACAATCAGCTTTGATGTTGGTATCAAAAACATGGCATATTGCATATTCGATTGCTCTAGTGGTATAGACATTCTGGATTGGGAAGTATTGAATTTAAACGAAGAGAATACTGTCGTAAAAGAAACTTGCAATGCAACGGTGAATAGTCGAAAACAATCAAATAAAATATGTGGAAAAAACGCAAAATATAGAAAAGAAAATAACTGTTATTGCGAAACCCACGCAAAATCAAGTAAATTTTTATTGCCTATAAAAGAAAATCAGTTTACACACATTAAAAAGCAAAAAGTCGACGATGTTCTCAAATGGGGAAATCGACATTTTTTATTTTTAGACAAAGATACAAAACGTAGCAAAACCATTATGTTAAATGAAGTACAAGCATATTTAGAACAAAATTGTTTGGATAAAATCACGTACAAGAAAACCAAAAACGCATCGCAAGTCGATCTAGTCGTAGTAGGAAAAGCAATGAAACACTTATTAGATAAAGTGAGTATTTTACCCGAGGTTACACATATAATTATTGAAAATCAAATATCTCCTATCGCAAATAGAATGAAGACCATTCAAGGTATGCTTGCTCAGTATTTCATTATGAGAAATGATAACTGCACCATTGAATTTATCTCATCTGCAAACAAATTGAAACAGTTCCCAGATATAAACAACCATAGTCCCAAAAAAAATAACCCCACTGGAGCAGTTATACAAAACCCCAATTATAAAGAACATAAAAAGGATAGTATCTATTATTGTTCTCGTATTATTGAATTGAATTTTCAGAATTGGTCGAATGCCTTACAGAAAGATAAACAAGATGACTTAGCAGATGCTTTCTTGCAAGGTTTATGGTACTTCAAAAATCGAAATATAATAACTTATGCGGATGATTTAAAAATAAATAGTGTTTCATTAACATAAGACATGGAAGAAGTTATTGATATTGGATCGTCAAATCTCGAACCCATTAGTTTGGACCTAAAGCGACAGGAAAATACCCCTTCCGTAAATTTCGGTGGTGGAATTGAATTACTAATGAATGACAAAAAGAAGACTACCAATATTGCGAATTTAGATTTAGGAGAATTGGATGATCTGGAAAATGAATTAAATGAACTTTCTGGAAATAATGATGCCGAAACAAAGGGAGACAGTGGAAATATGTTTTCTGGTTATTTCGGTTCCAATAATACACCGAGTGTTGTGAAAGAAGATACATCAGGGTTACCTGGAGTACCATTGGACGATTTGAATGAAGCGAATTTAGGGGAAGCAACGTCTGGTATGATGGGTTCTACTAAGACCTGGGATGGGTTCATGAAAGCAAATGAAGTTCCAACAAACCAGGAGTTTAGACCATCTACCAACTTGAGTGAGCGTGAAAAGCGAAGGAAGAAGCGTCTCATGTTGAAGAAGTTAGACGAGTGGAAAGACAAAGGTATGTTGAAAGACTCAGGTAATTTCACCATGGAATCATCATTTGATGAAATTGAAGATGAATATGAAGGCGCAATGGAAGAGAAACGACGAAAAGATAGTATCAAACTTCAAGGATGGTGGTTTATGACCGCGATTAATTCTCTTGAATATGGAAATGCGATTTTCAATCCATTTGATTTGAACCTGGATGGTTGGGGTGAACAAGTTAGCGAGGACTTGGACAGTTACGAAGATATTTTTGCTGAGCTACACGATAAATATAAGGGGGGTAAAATGGCACCAGAGATTTCATTGATGTTACGTCTAGGTTTTAGTGCTGCTGTATTGAATTTTTCAAACAAAGCCCTTTCTACCGCTACACCAGCATTTAATGATGTGATCAAACAGAGTCCTGAGTTAATGAAGATGTTTACCAACGCAACTGTAAATAGTATGTCTCAAGAATCTCCTGGATTTTCTATGGCCAATAACTTCATGCAAGACAACAGTCGTCCTACTGGAGCTCCTCCTCCGGCACCAATGAAAACTCAAAATATTCCTCCTCCTCCTAGACCAGGAATGAGTGGAACTGCTCCGAACAATCGTCCAGATATCAATGCCAGTAGAGGTGCTATGTTTAAAGAAGACGGTGTAAGACTAGAACCCGCGAGTGAACTTAA